TGAGCACCATAGGCTACTAATTGCATTAAACCACCACCCATTTTATGATTATACTATATAATGAGATTTTTTTTTTAGTTTTTAGACAATAAAATTAAAAAAAAAACCAAAAGAATATATATTTATTTTTAATCTATAGATAAAAAATCTTAATTAGAATAAGCTAATCCACCCATACCACTCATAATTCTTAATACGTTATAATTTATAGCATAGACTCTTACATCTTTGTCTGTATTTATACCAGCGCCTCCTTGTCCAACTTCAATATTATTTTTTAAATTACCAGTCCATGGATTACCACCAACTGATGGCTGAAGTGTCATATTTAATACTGCATTATCAATTCTTGAAAAATTACAAGTTCCTGAAGGTTGATGTTCTTCTGGTTTAAGAGCAAAGGAATATGTGTAAATATATCCAAATTCATCATTATTTTCTCCTGGTTTAGCTGCATCATCAGCACTTCCAAGAGTGACAGCTTGTGAATTTAAACCAGAATGATGTTGATAAGGTTGAACACATCTAAAATATGAACCCTGTCTTTCTCTAAATCGATCATGTCCATTAAGTTGTATTTTAGCACTTCTGACAAATTCAATAGTTGATTCAGGTATACCAGTATCACCACCTTTATTATCAGAACTTTGTGTATAATTATATGTATATTTTTGAGATTGATTTTGAACAATCCATACAAGTTCTTTAACAGGGTGATTAAAATTTAAATTAATGTTTACTTTAGAAGTAGTTTGAGAATAGCTACAAGTTCCAGTTGTTTGTAATTGTTCAATAAGATATTCATGTGAAACTTGTGCAAATCTACGTCTTTCATCAGTATCTAAAAAGATATAGTCACAAAATAAACAACAATTTTGAATGTTTACATCAGATATATTAGAACTATTGTCAAAACCACTTATACCTGATTTTGAATTTCCTACATTATTACTATCGGACATACGTATATTTTTAAGTGATTCAAATTCTACACATACTTTAACTTCATGATATTGTAAAGCAATAAGAGGAAGAGCAAGTCCAGGGTTTCTATTAAACCAAAATTGTAAAGGAATATAATATTTATAATTAGAATCCGAATCTGCTGAGACAAGATCCCCATTTACCATCTGATATAATTTATGTAAATTTTCAGATGGACATGATAATTGATTCCATATATCTAACCATTCACCATAATGTTTATCTATTTTTTGTCCTCCTATTTCAATCTCCGCATATTTTATCATTTTATGGCCATTTCTTTGTGATCCAGGCACTGTTTTACCATTAACATCTATTTCTAAATACATTCTTCCAACAAGATCACCATTTCTTGCGATAGTGCATACTACTTTATTACCAAATTGTGCAACACCATTAAATACTTGCTCAATAGCTTCCATCGCAAAATTAGTATGTCTTCTATAGACTACTTTAAAAAAAGTAATTTGAGGATTACCAGTAAGATAGATATCCTGAGCACCATAGGCTACTAATTGCATTAAACCACCACCCATTTTATGATTATACTATATAGTGAGATTTTTTTTTTAATTTTTAGACAATAAAATAAAAAAAAAAACTTATTAATAGAATATATATTTATTTAAATAAAACTCTTAATTAGAATATGCTAATCCACCCATACCGCTCATTATTCTTAGAACATTATAATTTGTAGCATATACCTTAACTGACCTAGCTTCATTAGAATTTGATAAATTCATAGTGAGAACAGCATTATCAATTCTTGAAAAATTACAAGAACCCGATGGTTGATGTTCTTCTGGTTTAAGAGCAAATGAATACATATAAAACATACCTTTATTATGTTGTTTTCCATTACCACTTCCAGGATTAGATTGACCATTGTCAAATAATCCTGTATGATGCTGATAAGGCTGAACAGTTCTAAAATAAGTTCCTTCTCTTTCTCTAAAACGATCATGTCCATTTAATTGAAGAACTGCTTTCGAAACCTGATCTCCAGTGTTAGCTCCTAACGTAGAATCTCCTTTTGCATTATAATTCCATGGAGAATAATTAACATTATTGTTAGCAGAATTTTCACGATTAGTATCCTGAAGAATCCATACAATTTCTTTACATGGATGATTAAATCTTAAATCTATATTCGCTGTATTTTCAGTTGATGCTAATACTGATTTGCCATTATATTGCACTTGATTTATTAAATATTCATGAGAAACTTGTGCAAATCTACGTCTTTCATCTGTATCTAAGAATATGTAATCACAAAAAAGACATACATTGGCTAATTCTGGATCAGATTGACTTATTGAACCACTATCATCTTTAATATATAACGCTGATGAGTGTTTAAACATTACATTTAATTTAACTTCATGGTATTGTAAAGCAATTAATGGAAGAGCAAGTCCTGGATTTGTATTGAACCAAAATTGTAGAGGCACATAAAGTTTCATTAATCTATCATTAAAACCTCCATCCACATTTCCTGGCTTGTCTGTTGCTATTAATCCCGATGAATTTCCATCATCTACACTATTTCTTGTAAAAGTAGGTAAATTATCAGTTCTTGATGGAGCATTTGTATCTTGGGCACCTCCTAACATTCTACTTAAATGATGGAATTGTTCCTGTGAATGTGTTAATTGTGACCAAACATCCATCCATTGTCCATAATGTTTATCTATTGTTTGACCTCCTATTTCTATTTCTACATAGTCTATTAAAGCATGCCCCATACGATCTACAAATTTTCTGTGTTTATCAGAAGCTGACCCTAAACATAAATCAATTTCAAGATACATTCTTCCTACTAAATCACCATTTCTAGCAATAGTTGCTGATGTTTTTTTCCCACATTGCACATTTCCCATAAATACTTGTTCAATAGCTTCCATAGCAAAATTAGTATGTCTTCTGTAAACAACTTTAAAAAAGGTAATTTGAGGATTACCGGTAAGATATACATCTTGAGCACCATAGGCTACTAATTGCATTAAACCACCACCCATTTTATGATTATACTA